GGGCGAGGCTTCGCGGCATGCCGGAAGACTGCCCCGTGCCGCCTGATGCGCGGGGTCACGCTCGGTGTCAGCTTTTGCCGGTGCGATCCTTGGCGCCGGCAGCGGCTGCGTTCTTGATGTCGCGCTCGATGCGCTCGATGTCTTTCTTCACGCCGGATTTGTCGTGCAGCTCCAGCGCGCGGCGCAGGTGCGTGACGGCCTCTTCGCGGCAGGCGTTGGCGGTGGCCTGGTCGTGACCGGTGGCCAGCTCCGCGATGGCGTAGCCGAGCGCCTTGTGCAGCTTGGCGCGGACTTCATCGGGCATGTCTTGGTCACGCACCAGCGCTTCCACTTCCACCAGGGCTTCAACGTCGGCCGACTTGATGGCGGCCGGGTCTTTCAAGACCATGTTGGCGAACTCTTCTGCGATGAGGCAGGCGGTGGTGCGCTGGTACTGGTCGGGCATCGCCAGCTTGTGACGGATGGCGTAGTCGGCCAGGGGCAGAGCGCCGGCAAAGTCTCCTACGTCGATGCGCCAGACGAGCACGGTCATGAAGATGTCGTCCTGCGTGCCGCTGTCGCCCTGCAGGACGCCTTCCACCCAGGCCGCGTACTCGGGGAGCATGCGGCGCTTGGTTTCGGCCTTGCGCTCGACGGACTGCACCTGCTTGAGCTGGCGCTTGTGCTCGGCGAGCTGCGCGAGCATGAGCTCGTAGCCAGTGGCGTGGCGCAGCGGGTTGGCCTCCTGCTCGGCCTGCGCCGCGAGGGCGGCGGAGACCCGCAGGAAGTGGTTGCGGGCGGGGCTGCTCACTTCTCCTCCGCCTTGTTTTCAGCTTCTACGATGGCGATGTTCTCTGCCATCGCCACACAGCCGAGGTCTTCGACGACATAGGCGTCGTTGCTCGACTCGTAGTTCTCAATGCGGTCACGCTTGGCGTTGTCGACGATGGTGCGGCGGCGGCTGCCTTCCTGGTAGTAGATGGACAGGTTGTCCAGGCGCGTGACCAGCAGGCCGTTAGGCGGGAAGTACGGCACGCGCACCGCAGGCAGGTTGCCGATGCGCTTTTGGCTGATGATCATGTCGACCGCCATCATGTCGGTCGGGCGATGGTTGGTATTGACGATGGGGAAGTACTTGTCCGCCAGCAGTTGCCGGCCGCACACAACGACCAGCTCCGGGTCTTCCGCGTACCAGGGCTCGATGAGCTGGCCGACTAGGTCGAATACCAGCGCGTCGAGGTTTTCATACGCGGCACCACTGCCACCGACGACGATCTTGTCGGCGTTCTTACCATCGTGCGCCATGATCCGTTGCGGCGCCTGCTCACGGACTTGCTGCAGCCAGCCCTTGTTGACGTCTTGAAGCATCGGGTTCGCGACGATGTCGGAGGTGGCGGCGCGCTTCACACCGTGGAAGCCGATCATCATCCGGTCCAGCGCCTGGCGCTTGATGATGGCGTCGCGGATGCGCGTCTGGAAGTCCTTGAACTTCGCCCAGACGTCCAGCTTTTGATACGTGATGTGTGTATCGGAGTTGGTCTGCTCGCAGCGGTAGCGGCGTGCATCAAGCGTGGAGATATCCACGGTCTGACGGTCCTGTTTGGTCGTGTCCGTCGTGCTTGCGACCGGGCCAGAGACGCCCAAGCCGACCTTTTCTCCCTCCAGTTCGCCGACGCCGTAGACGTTCACTTTGGACAGGAACTGGCTGGATTCCTGGATCTTCGTTTCCAGGCGCTGCTGCACCGTCGGATCGACGGAAAACTTGGTGTCGACGCGGTCGACGCCGTTCAGTTTGGCGACTTCGGCTGCATAGGCTTCGTAGAGGCGGCGAGTATCGTTACGCATATGGTGCTCCGGGTGTTTGTCGGGGTAGTGCGGCTTTGGCCGTATCAGCAGTCGGTCTTGAGGTTGGCGGTGCCGTCGCCGCCGGTGGCAGGCGGGCGCGCGCTGAACGCGGGCGTGGTCTCCAGTCCGCGCTTGAGCGTGTCGAAGGCCTTGGCGCGCTCCTCGGCCTGCGCCTTGAACTCGGCCAGTTGGTCGTTGATGGTCTTGAGGCCTGCGGTGAACTGATCGCCCATCGACTGCACCTGCGTGGCAATGATCTGGACGGCGTCCTGCACGTCGGAGAAGCGGGCGTCGGTGCCGGTCTCGGCTTTGGTCTGGCGGGAGAACAGGCGCTTGATGCTGTCGGCCAGGCCTGCGGTGGCGCTGGGCTGCTCGGGTGTGAAGTCGAAATCGACTTCCACTGCTTCCGTGAAAAGGTTGCCAGGACTTTGCTTGCGCGCGGCCAGCGGGCTGACCTTCGCGGTGGCGCTGAACTGGAGGACTTCGCATCCGAGGCTTGCCGGGTTGTCAGTGATAGCAAGGCCAACGAGGTACGCCTCGTTCGTGTCGGCGAAGTCGGGCTGAATCTCCATCGATGAATAGATCTTCTGCCGGGCCTTGGTGAGAGCCATCAGATCCGCTGTGGGGTCGATCTGTGCGAACAGAGCAAGCTTCTTCTTGCCGGCGAGTTCGACTTCTTCGGTCTTGAGCGCGATCACGTCGCCGTATGCCTTGAACGGCCCTTCCGGCACGTATCCACGGATGTGCTCCATGTTGATGCGAGCGCCGTAGACCTTCGGGTCGTAGTTCTTCGCCATCTGGAGCAGGTCTGCGCGCTCAATGACGCGGCCGTCGCTGGTGGCGCCTTCGGTGGCGATGCGGAAGAACTTGTTGGCCTTGGTGCCCATGTTGTCCTCGATGGTGTGTGGTTCGGTGGTGCTGTCATCTTCAGCGCCGTGCATCGCGCGGGCAACGCGTTGGTGTTGTGCGAACCCGCGCCACAACAGGCAGCGCGTGGCACGCGCGCGCGCGGCCGGTAGCGTGGCGGCATGACTACGTTGCCGCCTATCGCTTCTCTCTCAATCGATCCGGAAATGGACCCGCGCCGCGTGGCGCGTTCGCTCTACTGGCAGGGCTACCGCGTTGCGCGCATCGCGGAAATGCTCAAGGTGAAGCCGGTGACGGTGCACAGTTGGAAGCGCCGAGACGGGTGGGCAGACACGACGCCCGACGAGCGCGTGGCGCTGACGATTGAAGAGCGCTTGATGCGGCTGGTGGCGAAGGAGCAGAAGGAAGGGCGCGACTTCAAAGAGATCGATCTGCTGAACCGCCAGCTCAACAACGTGGCGCGGCGCGACCGGTACCGCGATGGCGGCAACGAGACGGACCTCAATCCGAAGGTGGCCAACCGCAATGCGGGGCCGCGCAAGAAGCCGGAGCGCAACGCGATCAGCCCCGATGAGCAGACGCAGTTGCTCGATGCCTTCCGCGATTCGCTGTTCGGGTATCAGGAGGTGTGGCACCGCGCAGGCGAGGCGGAGCGGATTCGGAACATTCTGAAATCGCGCCAGATCGGGGCGACTTGGTACTTCGCGCGTGAGGCGTTTATCGATGCGCTGACGACGGGGCGCAATCAAATCTTCCTGTCCGCCAGCAAGGCGCAGGCGCACGTGTTCAAGCAGTACATGGTGCAGTTTGCGAAGGACGCGGCCGGCGTTGAGCTGAAGGGCGACCCCATCGTGCTGCCGAACGGCGCGACGCTGTACTTCCTGGGCACGAATGCGCGCACGGCGCAGAGCTACCACGGCAACTTGTATTTCGATGAGTACTTCTGGGTGCCGCGCTTCCAGGAGCTGCGCAAGGTCGCCTCCGGCATGGCGATCCACAAGCATTGGCGGCAGACGTATTTTTCGACGCCTTCCAGCCTGGCGCATGAGGCGTATCCGTTCTGGTCGGGTGCGCTGTTCAACCGGGGCAAGGCGAAGGACCGGCAGGTCAAGATTGATGTGAGCCATGCCGCGCTGCGCGACGGGTTGCGCTGCGCCGATGGCCAGTGGCGCCAGATCGTGACGGTGGAGGATGCGCTGCGCGGTGGCTGCAACCTGTTCGACCTGGATCAGTTGCGCCTGGAGTACAGCGAGCCGGATTACGCGAACCTGCTGATGTGCCAGTTCGTGGACGACACGGCGTCTGTGTTTCCGCTGTCGATGCTGATGCGGGGGATGGTGGATAGCTGGGAGCTTTGGCCCGACTTCCGGCCGTTTGCGCCGCGTCCGTTCGGCGCACGGGATGTCTGGCTTGGGTATGACCCGAATGGCGGCGGCCCGACCGGCGACAGCGCGGCCATTGTGGTGGTGGCGCCGCCGGCGGTGCCGGGTGGCAAGTTCCGCGTGCTGGAGAAACACCAGTTCAAGGGCATCGATTTTGAGGAGCAGGCGCACGCCATCCTGCGCGTGTGCGGCCGCTACAACGTCACCTTCATCGGCATCGACCGCACGGGCGTTGGAGACGCCGTCTACCAGCTCGTGACGAAGTCGCGGCCCGATGCACGCGGCTTCTCGTATTCGGTGGAGGTGAAGACCAGCCTGGTGCTGAAGGCGTTCGACGTTATCAGCAAGGGCCGGCTGGAGTTCGACGCGGGCTGGACCGACTTTGCCGCGTCGTTTATGTCCATCAAGAAAACCGTTACCGCCTCCGGCGCGCGCGTCACCTACCAGGCGGGGCGCTCGGAGGACACCAGCCACGCCGACCTGGCGTGGGCCTGTATGCATGCGCTTTCGCACGAACCGCTCGAAGGCGCGACCTCGACCAATTCAAGCATTTTGGAGTTTTCATGAGCCGCAGGAAGAACCGCCGCGCCGCTGGCGCAGCCATGCCCGTCGAACAGCACAGCAGCCGCGCGCCGAGTGCAGAGGCGTTTTCGTTTGGCGACCCGATGGAGGTGCTCGACCGGCGCGAGCTGCTCGACTATCTGGAGTGCATGCGGATGGGGAAGTGGTTCGAGCCGCCGCTGCCATGGGAGGGCTTGGCAAAGTCGTTCCGGGCCGCTGCGCACCACAGCTCGGCGATTTACGTGAAGCGCAACATCCTGGTGAGTACCTTCATTCCACACCCGCTCTTCTCGCGCGCGGCGTTCGAACGCTTTGTGCTTGATTGGCAGGTGTTTGGGAATGCGTATCTGGAGAACCGGTTGAGCTGGGCCGGCTCCAGCATGGGCTTGGTGCCGGCGATGGCGAAGTACATGCGGCGGGGTGTTGACCTGTCGACGTATTACTTTGTGCAGGGCGCCGCCGAGCCGCACCAGTTTGCGCGGGGCACCGTGTTTCATCTGCAGGAGCCGGACATCAACCAGGAGGTGTATGGGTTGCCGGAGTACCTATCGTCGTTGAATGCGACGTGGTTGAACGAGTCGGCCACGCTGTTCCGCCGGCGGTATTACAAGAACGGGTCGCATGCGGGGTTCATTTTGTACATGACCGACGCGGCGCAGAACCAGGAGGACGTCGACCGGCTGCGCGAGGCGATGAAGAACGCCAAGGGGCCGGGCAACTTCCGCAACCTGTTCATGTATGCGCCTGGCGGAAAGAAGGAGGGGATTCAAATTTTGCCGGTGTCAGAGGTGGCGGCGAAGGATGAGTTCTGGAACATCAAGAGCGTGACGCGCGATGACCAGCTCGCGTCGCACCGCGTGCCGCCTCAACTCATGGGCATCATTCCGTCGAACACCGGGGGCTTTGGGGATGTGGAGAAGGCGGCGTTGGTGTTCGCGCGGAATGAGGTTAAGCCGCTGCAGGACCGGCTGTTGGCGATTAATGAGTGGGTGGGGGAGGAGGTGGTGAGGTTTGAGGAGTATGGGCTGTAGCTGACGGCGCTCTAAGAGCGGTGCTCGTGCAAGGCTTGCTTAGGCAATATCCATCGGATGTCGTGGATCCTCGTCAATCCGCTTTGAAACCGGCTCGCACCCGTCATCCTTGTGCTTTCATAGCCCGGGAGTCAGGGGCCGATTATCATTGCAGCCAATTTTTCGACAAGGAATGGCTGCATGGGCACCCTTCGTTACGTTCTCGCGCTCCTAGTGGTGCTCACGCACACTGGCTTTAACATCGGCCGCTTTATACAGGGCGTTCTGGCCGTTGTGATTTTCTTCATGATCAGCGGCTTTGTGATGACCGCGTTGATCCAGAAAAGCTATCCAACTGTCCAGCGAATGCCAGCGTTTCTGCTTGACCGGGTAATGCGCCTGTTCCCGCAGTTTCTTTTTTACCTCGCTCTAACGAGCTTGTTGATGCACTTTTTT